AAACAGGTGGTGTCTATAGCACTACGATTGTGCTAGGTCCCATATATTGAGATCCACCTATCCGAAAGGACAGGTTAGATCCCTCTGGGTTAGCACCCTAGAGGAGAACTCAAGATCTGGTATATGGATCACCTTTAATACTTAATTATGCTACAAATTTCTTTATAACACAACTAAATATTAAAAGACACTTTGAAAAGAAAGCATGGATAAGACTCATTGAGTTTTACCCCTTTCTTTCCTTAGTGTTGTGATCTTATTCAGTTCAAGAATTTGATAAACCATTTAAGATCTTGTTTGCACGCATATCTTCCTTGGTAAAGAAGAGTGGTTTCACTTTTACTTTTAAGTACCTTAAAGAAGTACTTAGAATATTAGTGCGACGTTTAGCTAATGTAGAAGTTGAGAAATCAAATTCTATATTCGTTAAAACTGACAAAATCGGTTTCCCTGTAATTATTCCCAAACTCTTGAGAGATAGTATCCTTAATAAGGAATTACCTACTCATAAGCGTAAGAAAATTATAGGTGCTTTAATTACCTGTATTAGTATACATAGGGTTTTTCCAACAAAGGTTGAACCTGAACTTAGTACTATCTTATCTCCTTTTAATGGACTATCACAATCATTAGATAGTTCTTTATTGATTAAATCATTAAAAGAATTAAGGTTGTACAAGGTGTATAATAATAATCTTAGGTGTTCACTTTACTGAAGTGAAGCCGCTGGGCCAAATAACGTCATAGCAGGATTCGGATCTATTAATGATGCACTTGCATTATTATCTAGATTTGATATTCTTTATGATGTTATTAAGACTCTATTCCTTAGAAAGAATATAGGTTTGATCCTATATCTTTTAATGGTATTAGTTCTTTTTGGACCAGTCTATATTATTTCATGTTTTCTCGGTATAACTCCTAATTATAAATTAGGTAGATTATCAGTTGTTAAAGATCAAGCTGGAAAGGCAAGAGTTATTGCTATAACTTCTTACTGAATCCAGTTATGTCTTAAACCACTTCATAAGTTTCTCTTTAATAAATTAAGAGAACTTTCTGATGTAGACGGTACTTTTAATCAAGATCATCCTTTTGATAGGTTACTTAAAAGAAATTCTAAGTTAAAACCTACATTGTATGGTTTTGATTTAAGTGCTGCTACAGATAGGCTACCTATTATTCTTCAGGAGGATATTTTGAAACTTATTGGTTTCAAATTACCTTGGAGATCATTGTTAA